CGTCTGCCGATAGATTTCCAGCCGTGACAGTGATTTCGGACTATTGTTGGTCTGATTCACTGTACGGCTATTGTCGTTATTATAGTAATTATTGACAACAGAACTTTCAGTCTCGCCGTTCATTATCGCACCTGTCATTCCGTCAAGATTGTAGTTGAGATCAGAATTGAGCGTTACTCTCATTGTATCCGCAACACCTGAAACCGCCTTTGCTACGACCTTTTTGCTTTTATTGATGCCGTCTGCCAAGCCGTTCATGAAGTCCGGCATCCAGCTTTCAAAATCTGTCAGCGGTCCTACGTCAGGGACAGAAAAATGCAGATAACTGCGGATCGTATCGGCAATGTTTGATACGCTGTCGGCAAGACTGCCGATCATACTTCCCAAACCGTCAATGATATTTGAAACAATATCCCGTCCCCAGTTCCAAGCATCAGACGCAAGCCCTTTAACATAATTGACAGCATTATCAAAACCGCCCTTGATCGTGGTGTAAATACCGCTGATAATAGAACCGATTGAAGATTTTACATTGTTCCATATACTTGTCACGGTCGAATGAATGGTATTCATCACCGATGAAATTGCGGAAGAAATGCTGTTCCAGACGGAGGATACTGTGCTTCGGATAGCATTTACCACACTTGAAACCGCACCGCTGATTGCATTCCATACACTTGAAATGACAGAACTTATTGTGTTCATCACGCTTGAAATGAAACTTGAAATTGCATTCCATATCGATATAACAACACTTGAAATAGTGCTTAATGTCGTTGAAATTGCCGTGTAAATGGCATTCCATATTGTTTCAAAGAACGTTTTAATGCTCTCAAGCAGAGGTGTGAGAAATGCAACAATTGCATTCCATACGGTCTGTATTTTTTCTGAGATCCAATCCATTACATTGCTGATAATGATGTGGATTGCCTGAAAAATGGTTTCAAACAGATATTTGAACGCTTCCAAAAGCGGAGAAATAAAGCTGTAAATTGCATTCCAAATGCTTAAAATTGTGTCATAAATGGTGGTGCAGACAGTTGAAATAACCGTCCATATTGCGTTGAAAATAGTGGCAAAAAAGTCGTGAATACTGGTCAGGATTCCTGCAAAGAAATCATATACAGAAGTAAAAATCGTGACCGCTGTGGTATAGATCGCAGTCGCTATCGTTGTAAAGAACGTGGAGATTGCATTCCAGATGTTTGTGAAAAAGTCAGCAACAGCCTGAAAAGCGGAACAAATGCTGTCCCAGATTCCAACAAAGAAGTCCTTAATTGATGTCCAGACTTCATTCCATGATGTTCCAAACCAACCGAGAAATACATCTGCCACACCTCTCAGCGTGTTCAGAATATTGCTGAACTGGTTGACTACAAAATCCAAGATACCTGTAAAAATGCCCTTGATACCATTCCAGCACTGTTCCCAGTTTCCCGAAAATAAGCCGATAAATACATCAAGCACGCTCAGAATGGTATCTGTCACAAAGGTGAAAATATCCGAGATATGCTGAAATACGCCCTCAAACACAGGGGCAAGCATACTGCATAGTCCATTCCACATCGCTTTCAGCATTTCACCGAAATTCTGAAAATCAAATCCGAGAGCGTTGATTCGGTCAACTATTCCAGATGTCAGACGTTCAAATGTGGATTTTATCTGTTCCCAAATAGAAAGAATGCTGTTTTTGAAGTTCTCATTGGTGTTCCACAGATTTACAAATGCTGCAATAAGTACAGCTATAATCGCAACGACAGCCACCACAGGAGCAGAAATACCGCCGATAGCAGCACCAAGCGTTGAAAATGCAGTCTTAGCACCTGCAATCATTGTCGGAATTTTTGAAATGAATGTCATCATACTTCCGATAGAAGAAATGGTTTTACCCACAACAATCAAAAGCGGACCTAAAGCCGCAGCCATCAATCCAATTTTGATAATGGTCTGTTTTGTAGCAGGGTCAAGGGCATTCAGCTTGTCCACAAATCCCTGTATTTTGGTGATGATGTCACGAATAACAGGCATCAGAATTTCGCCGAAAGAGATAGCCAGTTCCTCAAGCTGTGACTTCAGAATGGTAAGCTGTCCTGCAAGATTATCCTGCATAGTTTCCGCCATTTGTAAAGAAGTACCGTCACAGTTTGCAATCGCACCTGATAATTTATCAATATCCGCAGGAGCAGCATTCATCAAGGCAAGAAAACCTGACATTGCATTTTTACCTACAAGCGACTGTGCGGCACTTGCTTTTTCAGATTCGGACATCTGGTCGAATGCAACTCTGCAATCCGCTAAAATATCAGAAAGACTACGCATAGAGCCGTCTGAATTGGTAGTTGCAATTTCCATTTCTCCAAAGGATTCAGAGCAGAATTTGACTTCACCTGAAAGTGCAGTCATAATGGAACGCATGGAAGTACCTGACTGTGTGGACTTGATACCTGCGTTTGCCATTAAGCCAAGTGCCTCAGCGGTATCTTCGCAGGAGAATCCCAAAGCACCTGCGATCGGAGCACAGTATTTGAACGACTCGCCAAGCATAGATACATTGGTGTTGGCGTTAGAACTTGCGGCAGCAAGTACATCAGCGAAATGTCCGCTATCCTGTGCTGTTAGTCCAAATGCAGTAAGTGCATCTGTAACAATATCCGATGTTGTGGCAAGATCTTCGCCTGATGCTGCTGCAAGATTCATGATGCCGTCAATACCCGACAGCATATCATTTGTTTTCCAGCCTGCCATTGCCATATAGTTCATCGCTTCAGCGGCTTCACTTGCTGAAAACTTTGTTTTACTGCCCATTTCTCTTGCTTTGTCACGGAGCTTCTGCAAATCATCACCTGTTGCACCGGATACAGCGGCAACCTTTGACATTGCAGAATCAAAGTCAGAGGCGGTTTTCACAGCAGCAGTTCCAAGAGCCGTCACACCTGCGGTAACAGGCAGAAGTTTTTCACCTGCACCTGAAATTTTATCGCCAACATTCTGCAAAACCTGTCCTGCCTCACCGATTTTAGCAAGTTCAGAATTTGCATTTTTGGCTTCTGCTTCAAGTCTTTTCAGTTCGTTTTCTGTTTCGACAATCTCACGCTGTAAGGCATCATACTGCTGTTGTGTGATGTCGCCATTTGCAAGAGCAGTGTTTGCCTGTTCTGCGGCTGTTTTCAGTGTTGCAAGTTTATCTTTTGTAGCAGAAATACTGTCGGCAAGAAGTTTTTGTTTCTGTGAAAGCAATTCTGTATTCTTTGGGTCAAGTTTCAGGAGTTTCTCTACATCTTTCAGCTGTGACTGGGTGTTTTTAATGTTCTTGTTTACACCCTCTAAAGCTTTGGACAGCTTGGTCGTATCACCGCCGATCTCAACGGTGATGCCCTTGATTCTGTTTGCCACTGTGGTTTCACCTCACTTTTTTTGAAAAATAGGTTGAATTTATCCTAACTTTATGATATAATAAATACAAAGGGGGTGTTCGTATGAACATTGATACAAACACAATTTTTTCTATGACCGAAGCAAACCAGAATTTTTCTATGGTTGCCAGAACGGTTGACCAATATGGAACAGCAATCATCTTTAAGAACAATAAACCACGCTATGAAATACGGGTATTTGATGATGCTGAAACAGATGAAACTGCATCTGATGAAGATGTTCTTGACATTTCCAAAAAGTTATTAAAACGAAATGCTGCTGTATATAAGGAGCTTGCGAAATGATTCGTCTGACAAAACAACAAGTAATACTGCTTCATCAAGATGTCATTGCTCAGTCAGGAGGTTCACCTGAAATACGTGATGAAGGTTTGCTGGAATCGGCATTGAATGCTCCGTTTCAAACATTTGCAGGAATAGAATTGTATCCTACAATAATTGATAAGGCAGCACAGTTAGGATACAGTTTAATTAAAAATCACGCATTTGTTGATGGGAACAAGAGAATCGGAACTCATGTAATGCTTATTTTTCTAATGTTAAATGAAATTGATGTTGATTATGAAGATGAAGAATTAACACGGTTGATTCTTGGTGTAGCTGCCGGAGAAATATCTTCTGAACAGTTATTAGCTTGGTTACAAGCACACATTTGTTAATTCAAAACGCATCAAAATCCGCCTGTCCAGCAACCTCATTCCACCCTGAATACTCATCATTTTCACGTTCCGTAAACATATCATTGATCAGTCCAATCGTCAGCAAATCCAGCTCGGTCATAGAAAGACCGAGCTGTTTGCATCTCAGGAGAAAAAGCGGAGTTGTCATCGGGCGGTCAGTCTGGCGATGTTTTTTTTAGACTCTACCTGCGTTGCGGTGTTCAGTCCCCACAGTTCAATCAGCTGCGGAAGAATTTCATAAATGCTGAATGTGTTGAACTGTTCCAGGAAATCATCGGGGTTGTCAGGAACATTGGAGTCAGCGTGTTTTGCCATGATGTAGGCGATATTTTCAAAGACTTCAAGACTTTCAATACCGATTTCACTTTTGTTTTCATCACCCTCAGTGACTTCAGTTTTCAGTGATGCAAAGTCCTTATAAATGTCACGTCTGAATTTCAAACGATACAAACGAGGTACAGCAGCACTTGCCTTGAAAGGAACGGAAATACCGTCAATTGTAATATTTTTCTGAATAGCCATAGTAATACCTCCTTAAGATGACTTCGCAGAAGACTTAACTGTCGTATCAGGATTATATGGCATTTTAAACCAATTATTGTACACCGCATCTGTGGTGCTTTCAGTAGTTTTCGACTTCACAAGACCTGTCGGTAAAGGAGTAGCTTTCAGCGACAGCTTTTCAGTCTTAACTTCTGTACTTTCCTCAGTGGTTGCAGATTCTGTCGCAGGACGTGACGCACTGCAACAATACATCACATGACGGATATGGTGCTTGTCACCCAGAAATTCAAACATCAATGCAAACTGTGCAAGTTCCGTGTCATTCTTTTCCACCAGAACACTGTTATTATCAAGGATTTCTCCTAAGACTTCAGTTGCAAATTCTGTTGTGATAAGGGCAATTTCAAGGTCACCTGTATATCCTGCATTGTTGTTAATGACATAATAAACGCCGTTGTCCGCAAAAAAGTTCTCTGCCTCGCCGTTTGCGTCAATAGAAAGCGATACAGCACCGGGGAGATGTTTTGACGGACCATATGCAGGAACGGTCTTGTTGCCGTCAGGGTCTTCACCCCATTCATTGATTTTTGCCCAGTAGACATTCTGCAAACCGAATTTAACCTTGTTTTTCTTGTTTGCCATAGGTTATACCTCCGTTTCATAAAGCACTTCATAGAGCCTTTCCGACTCTATCCATACTTCTGATTTTGTGTAATAGATATTATGACGTTTCAAAACCTGTTCAACTTGTCTTTCAAGTTCAGGATTCTTAACGTCTGTATAAAGTTCAATATCCAGTTTCTTAAAACTGAAATACATTTGATTATCCGCAGAAAATGTATTTTCTCCAGGTGAAAGAAAAATAAGAAAAGGCGGTGCAGGGCTTTCGCCCTCTGCAAAATGATGATAGGCAAAAGGCAGTCCCATTTCCTCCATCATCTCTGCGATCTGTTCGTAGGTCATGACAACGCCTCCTCTATAAGTTTCTCAAAAAGCTGTACACCTTTTTCTTCCGCAGGAGCAATGTGCGGTTTGCCGGATACCCGACCTCCGCCACGCTTGGCGTGCCCCTTTTCCAAAAGGTGTGCCAGCTGATATCTGTTTTTAGAATGAACGGTCATTTCAAGAGAATGGCTGTTTTCCTTTGTCTTTTTAACTGCCCAGCTTTTCGCATAAGCACCGGTGTCCTTTGGTGCATTGGAAGATATCTCTTTCTTGACAGAAGTCGCAGTTTTCTTTACCGCCTTTTTCATGCTCTCATTTGCAAGGTCGGCGTATTCCGTCAGACCTTTCATAATTTCAGCAGCCATGTTATCAATTGAAGTCATCGGGCACACCTGCCTTTCTTGTTTCACCCTCAATTTTCAGGTAATCGTTGCGGTCATAAAGAGGAATAATTCCTGTGATGTTGTAGATACTGTTTCGGAACATGATGTAGTATAATAAAACTTGACACCCTAACCTCAAAGGAATAAAATAGGAAAAGAAAGAAATGGAGGAAAAAG